TGGTCGTATTGACACCAACTTTACCCAGTCTCGCGAATTGATAAATTCTGCCCGTGCTATGAAAGAACTTGCTACAAGCAACAGCCGTGCATTTGATTTGATGAACGACGAAGGCGTTGCTCTAGCTGTTGCTCGTGCTGCAAAGGCGGGTCTTCAGGCTGGCAACTTAGGCTCTATTTCAATCCCAACAGATATTGTCTATCAGGGCATTAAATTGCCAAAAGAGGATCGCGAAGCGCTTCAGATGTTTGCGCAACAATACGCTCAGTTGACAACCGCATTCCGAAAGGCCGCTCGAGTGCCGGGTGAGGGCGCAACAACTGAACGAGAGGGCGATCTTTACGCTGCGTTGGGCGCGTTGCCAACAGACACGTCAAAAGTTATTCGCTTGAAGTCTGAGTTTATTGAACTCAAGGGCAAGTACGACCAACAGGTATTCAAGGCTTGGAATAAATTCAGCAAGAACCCTGAAAATTCGTACCGAGATTTCTTGGCGTCTGATGAATTATCAAAAGTCAACGACGCATACGACTTCCGACTTGGAGAAATGCAAAAAGCCAATTCTGCGTTGTTGCGCCCTCCTGTTAAAGCAGAGAAGCCAGCCGCTCCTGCTGCCCCTGCTGCGGCCCCACGTCCAGCCGCACCTGCGGCCACTCCTGCACCAGCCGCCGCGCCCAAGACTACATCTGTCGCTCCTGCGCCATCTGGCATTCCTCCCAAGAAAGGAACGCCCGGATATAACGGCCTTCCAGAGGGCGGGCTTTTTGAAGATACAGACGGCACAATCCGCCGCAAACCAAAAGGGGGTTGATTGTGGCAGAACCAAAACAAGGCGGAGACGCCAATGCATTCATTCAAGAGTACACGCCGATTGCCGAGCGTATTGGGCAACAACTTAACGTAGACCCGCGCATCTTGCTTGCGCAATTTGGTATGGAAACGGGATGGGGTTCGAGTATTGTGCCCGGAACCTATAACCTTGGAAATATTAAATCCGCAGGCAAGGGCGTTGAGGCCACTGACAACGCCACAAAAAGCAAAGACCGATACCTCAAGTTTGAAGACCCAAATGTTTTTGCCGATTACTATGCGCAGTACATAAAGCGTCAGTTCCCAGAGGTTGTTGGTTCTGGCGCTGATGTTGGTGCCTTTACTAAAGCGTTGCGCCCCGGGACGCAAGGCGGTTACGCGGAGGACAAAGACTACGGCAGCAAGTTGAACAGCGCGTTTTCGTTGGTCAATGCTCGAATGGAGTCAGCCAAACCAGTCAAAGCAGAAGACGATGAGTTTGGTTTTGGCTCTGGTGAGACGGAGGCCCAGAGAATTGCTAAGGAGCCACCCCCTCCTGTGGTCAAGCGTGAGGCCGATGTCAACAAAGAAGATGCCGCACTTATTGGAGCGGCTGCTGGCCTTGGCTCTGGCATCGTTGCTGGCAACGTTAAGCAACCTTCGTCACCTCGACTTGAAGGTGCGCGTGAACGTTTGCAGGTGGCCCGCGACAAATTAAATGAGGTGCAAAGCCGCGTAGGCTCTGGCTCTTCTTTAAGTGACCTTGAGGCAGAATTTAAACGCGCACAGGGCGCATACCAAGCAGCCGAAACGGAACTGGCTACAGCCACAGACGAAATGAAGTCTGCTCGGGCCGCACGCACTGCGCCAGTGCCCACCCCTGAGCCAGATGGTCTGACCCCTACGGCAGATCAGCAGGCCCGTGGTATTCAAGGAACCACGAAGGAAACCGGGATTACTGGTCGCGCCTCTCAGACTACCTTCAACGAAAGAACCTCACAAATTGCACGCAACGAGCGGGCACAGCGTGCCACACTGGGCAGACTGGGGCAACAAGGTCTCATCGACCCCAGTAAGGCGTATGCATTGACCGAGGGTATCAGCGCATCCACCCCCAGTGGCGTACTGGTTTCCCCAACCGAGGCCCAAATTCAGAAGACAAAGCTGGAGGCAGAACTTGCCCCAATGGACGAAAGGACGCAGAAGGCACGCGCCGACCGTCAAGCCGCAGGAGAAGCAAGGCGCACGGCCAACCAAGCCGTCAAGGATGCCCGCACAGCCCAAAGTCAGGTGCAACGCGCCGAGTCCGGTGTGAATGTGGCACAGAAGGCCGTAGACCGCGCTGGAGAGGTCAAACCGGGTGCGTTGGGGCAAGTGGGTGCCGCCACGGCAAAAATCGCTCCAAAGGCGTTTGGCGTGATCAGCGGGGCCGCGACTGGAATGGCCGCAGCAGAGGCCATCGAAAAGTTCAAACAGGGAGATTATTCCGGGGCCGTCCTGCCAACGCTAGAGGCCACGTTTGGGGTGATGTCTATGCTACCCCCAACCCATCCAATTTTGCTGGCCCTGCGCGGCATAGGCACGGTCGGTGGCTTGGGTCTGGCCGGGTATGAAGGCTACAAAGCCGTCAAAGGCCAGCCCAAAGAGTAAGTTTTAGGAGCAGTTGCCACTCTCCTCTTTGCCCCCCTTAACCGGGGGGCTTTTTTTATGCGTGCCCAGCAGTACACATCAAGAGCATTTGGGTCTGTGCAAATTGCTCTTCTGCTTGGTGTACCCCATCATCAAACCCTTGTTGATAGGCTTCAAGGCAAGCGAAAGCCAGAGTCGCCTCCGGGTCGCGCCTGCCCTCTTCGTATTGCTGTGCCAAATGTGTGATGAGGCTGATGTCCATGGCTATGCGGGCCGCTGGGTTTCCAGTGCGCAGGCAACCTCACGGTTCATGTCGCTGACAATCTTCACGCAGCGGGCGTGTTCTTTGCGGGCGTACTGCACCGCTACAAACAACTCAATGTTGTGCGCAAACTGCATGATGTCTACCTCATCCGCAATCAAGGGGTCTTTGCGTGGGCGGTCGCTTTGAAAAAAGATTTGCTTGATGGTTTCTTCACTTAACATTTTTGATCTTCCATAGTTCCCAGTTGATGACTGAATTGCGTGCGATGACGCGCTGTGGCCCGACGTATGGGCTAAGGTCGCTGTCCAAAAACTCTTCCACCACGTTTGATTTTTCAATGAAAACTTGGTGTCGTTCGGCCTCGCGAGAGGTGTCGAACAACTTTCCGTCACTCGTCTTGAATGCATTAACTTTTTCCATGATCAAGAGTGTTGGTTTTTTAATTGCCAAAATTTCAGTAGATTAAAAAACATTTCCCAGCCCCGGCTCAGATCGTCCTGCGACCATTCCTTGACCACCACAAGACCCGGCACGCTACGAGACACAAACACGTTGGCGCAGCGTGCTTCAGGCATTCCCAGCCCAACTCTGTAAGCGGCCAACTGCATCAGGTGTTCATCGTATGTGTCGACCTTGTCCGGGTCACTGAACTCCTTGGTTTTTATGTCGGCCACGATGTTGGCCGCGTGCAAGTCGACCTTACCGCCAAACCCGGAGGAATGGCCGAAGGCGCGTTCTGCAATCCATGCCTGCTCACCGAAGTATTCTCGCAGGGTGCTGACGCAGCCCTGAACGTGTTCTTGGTGCTTGGTGTTGACCTGCCCATCGTAGAACGACTGGATCGAGGCGTGGATGTCGGTGCCAGCATCGGCAGCGGAGCGGCCCTGCTCTTTTGAGTCCTGCATGATCCGGTCGATGTAGTCGTTCTCTGGCTCGTCTGTGCGACGTGGCAAGGTCAGCGCCGCCATCAAAACCTGCTTTTGAAGCCACTGCGTGAGCGCTGGCTTTGCGGCGATGTTCAAGACGGTAGTGACGCTGGGCACCAGACTTTCGGTACGGGCATCGCGCAGCGTGGTGTTGCGTTCTTTACCGTTCTTGCCCATGACCGTGTAGCGTGGGACGCCATCACGGGTGTACCAGTGATTCGATTCGCTGGCGCGTACTGCGGGGGTTGTAATTGTCATTTGACGCTTTCTAAACTGGTTACGCTTGAATTGTGTCCAAATGTTTCAAGCATGATTGGGTTGCGTACTTCGTTTTTGGTTTTATCGTATAGGTCTAAAATTTCAGCAACAAGGTCGCTTAAAATATCAGCCCTAACAATCCAATCTGAAGAGGCAAAATCCTCATTCAAATGGACTTTTGTTTTATCGGTTTCCGAATTCCAACTAACGGACAAAACTCTCATTTTTTTCTCCTAAGAAAATTTTTGGGCATTTGCTCAATTGGTTTAAAACGGGATGTCGTCATCCATGTCATCAAAGCCAGAGCCGCCGGGAGCAGGCTTGCTGGCCGACGACTGATCGCTTGAGCCGCCGCCACGCTGCCACTCAGGCGACCCCGAAATCTTTTGCTTTAGGCCGTCGCTAAAAGTGCCAAACATGGTCATATCAGGCTCATCAATTGAGAAGATGCCGAGGGTATTGAAGCCCTCTGGCAGTCCAGCTTTCTTAATCGCTGGTGGCACGGACATGATGGCCGCGACGTTGGTGTACTCTTTCCCGTTTGCGCCAGCGGCCTTGATCACGGAGATCATTGCCCACGCGCCCAACACGTTCTTGAGTTCAAAGCCGCGCAACTCTTCAGCAGTGAACTCGCGCCCACGCCATGTCTGCAAATCCTTGCGCAGGGTGGCCTTTTCAGCCAACGACAGCGTGAAGTTCTTGCTGATGGTCATCGGCTCGTTCTTGGTCGTGACGATGGCTTTCCCGTCTTCGTCTTCGCCATGCACCTCGAACTGCAACATCACCTTTGGCAGGTGTTTAATGGTGCCGAGGTACTCTGACTTCTGGGTTCCTAGATCAACCACTCGATAGCACCGAGCAAGGTGCATTCCCTGCGGCACAGGGGTAAAGGTTCCGCCGCCGCTTTCTTTCGCTATTAAGGCCATGATTCACTCCATTCAATTTCAGGTTTCAAAGTTTGACTTCTGGACACACCGCACTCATGGCGGATGACGCTCCAGTCGTCTTCGGTAGCAATGCCCGTCTCAGCCCGGTGAAGGGCGTCCTCCAGCATTTGCATTCGCTCAAGCATTGCTTGATGGTGTTCTGCTTCATCGTCCATAACTTGTCCTCACGGTAAACACGGCGTAATCTTACCGCGTTTAACTTTTATTTACAAGCCACTTGCAAAAAGTTTTTCTTGGTGTATTATTCACTTAAACAACCACAGGAGGATGCATGACTCTTCAAGAGTATTTTCAGGACAAACCAAGGGGCGCACAGATCGCGCTTGCCCGCCAACTTGGCGTGAGCAAGACGTGGATGTCGCTACTCACAACTGGGCGTGATGTGCCCAGCGCGGGCCTCGCATTGATGATCGAGAAATTTACCAACGGCAAGGTTAAACGCAAAACGTTGCGCCCTGACCTCTTTGGAGAGATCAAGTGATTTGGTACAAATTCCATCTCGGTGACTACATCACCCACACCACACATTTGTCAGATGCTGAAGACCTTGCATACCGTCGCCTGCTTGATCTTTACTACATCAGCGAGGCACCTATCCCCTCTGACACCGCCTTTGTAGCACGAAAAATTCGCCTTGATCTTGACATAACCGAATCGGTTTTGGGTGAGTTTTTTGAATTGACCGAAGAAGGGTATCAAAACACACGTTGTGATGCTGAAATAGCAAAATATCAACATCAAGTCGCAACAAACCGATCCCTCGGAAAGCGAGGCGGCAGGCCGAAGAAAACCGAATCGCTAACCGAATCGAAACCGAACACGAACCCTAATAAGATAAAGAATAAGAATAAGAATACATTGTCGGCAACGCGCTTTGAAGAGTTTTGGGCAGCATGGCCGTCTAGTAAACGCAAGGTCGGCAAAGCTGCCGTGCTGGTCAAGTGGGAGCGTGGTGGTCTTGATGACGTGGCCGACGCAATCATTGCCAATGTCAACGACCTGAAGTCCTCTGAGCAGTGGACAAGCGGTTTTGAGCCAGCACCGCTGACGTACATCAACCAACGTCGTTGGGAAGATGATGCAGGCACGCCAGCCGTGAGCAGGAGAGTGATATGACGGACGATGAAGCGATTGAATTTGAGCGCCTCAAAACGGCAAGAGATTCTCTGTTGCTCAAGGTTGCAAATTTGCGTGGGCAGTTGGAAACAATAGCCGCCAAAGAGCGTGAGGTGGTGGCTAACTGGATTATGAATAAAGGTTTTGCGACTGGTCATGGAGATTCTATTGTTGATTTGCTTGACCAACTTGAATGGCAAATAGAAGAGAAAGAGCGTGAGGCGTGTGCGAAAGCGTGTGAAGAAGTTGGTGTATGGCCCTCGCTGAGGCCAAAGGATTGCGCTGAAGCCATACGAGAAAGAGGACAAGCATGACCCCAGTCGAGTTGCTGCTGTCACGGTTGCAGAAGGTTAAGGGCCGCAATGGCTCATGGACTGCCTGCTGCCCTGCGCACAACGACAAGGGGCCATCCCTTGCGATCCGCGAGACTGACGATGGCCGCATCCTGCTTCACTGCTTTGCCGGGTGCGAAACCTTAAACGTGGTGCAGGCTGTCGGCATGGACATGACTGACCTATTTCCCCCGGACGAAAAGCGGAGGGACTATCCCGCCGAAGGCAAGCCGCGCATGAAGCCAGCGTTCTACGCCAGCGACCTGATGCGTATCCTTGCGTTTGAGGCTTTGGTGGTCAGCATTTGCGCCAGCGATATGCGCCGAGGTAAGGCGTTGACCGATGGCGACAACGAAAGATTAAAAGTGGCACAACAGCGAATTGAAGAGGTAATGCACTATGCAAACATCTAGCGTCCAAGAACGGGCCAAAGCCCTTGATGAGGCACGTCGCGTTCGAGTCTTGAAGCCAGAAGACGTTGACGTCGATAAGTACCTGCACGCGACAGACATCACGCACAAGGTCAAGGCGGTAAGCGGTTGGCTTGAAGAGTTGCGGGACGAGATCGCCAACCCTGTGGCCGACGTCAGTCAGACCATGCCTTGGCCTAAGACCGAACACAGTTTTCGATACCGTCCCGGCGAGGTCACCCTTTACGCTGGTTCCAATGGCGGCGGCAAGTCCCTAATCACCGGGCAGGTGGCTCTGAGTCTGATTAAGCAAAAGCAAAAGATTTGCATTGCATCGTTTGAGATGAAGCCTAAGCGCACGCTGTATCGAATGCTGCGTCAATTCGCAGGCGAGAACATTGAGTTTCCAAAATTCATGTCCAAAGAAAAGTACATGGGCAAGATACTAGACCGCTTTCACGCATTTGCAGGCAACCGTCTGTGGCTCTACGACCAACAGGGCACGGTCAACTCGCAGCAGGTAATTGCCATGGCTCGTTACAGCGCAATGGAGTTGGGCGTCACCCACGTTTTTATTGACTCACTCATGAAGTGCGTGTCTGGTGAAGATGATTACAACGCGCAGAAGATGTTTGTTGATGAGTTGACAGCGCTGGCGCGTGATCACAACATTCACATCCACCTGATCCATCACATCCGCAAGTTGCAGAACGAAGAGATGCAGCCAAACAAAAACGACATCAAAGGCACTGGTGCAATTGCAGACCAAGTAGACAACGTGCTGTTGATGTGGCGTAACAAGAAAAAAGAACACGATAAGCAGAAGAAAGGTTTTGCTGACGACAAGTTGTCCGACGCCATGCTGATGTGCGAGAAGCAGCGCAACGGCGAAGCAGAGGATTGGTTCTCCCTATGGTTTGATAAAGACAGTCAGCAGTTCACCGAGCAGGGTGGAGCGGTTGCAATGTCATTTGATGGTGGAGGAGCATTTTGAATGTTGAGGGAAACAAAGAAGGACAAGGTGCAGACGAGCATCGCCATCGTTGCCTTGTCCGATGGGTTCTTACTCAGCGACTACAAGATCGTGATTTTGCGCACCGATGGCTCAGGGGATACACGAATGATAGAGGTCGCTGGGTCAAAGGATGGAACGATTTGCATCCCGGCTCAATACTTGAAAGAGATGTTCGAGACCAGTGGTCAAAAGGTAATCGAGGTAACAACGGAGAATGGAAATGAAAAAATTTGAGTCAAATATTTTGTCGCAGGGCCAAACCCTGTTTACACAAGATGAGTTCAATCAAGCGTTGACTGAAGCAAAGGCTGAGATCATGGCCGTTGCAATTCAAACAACAAAACAGGCAATGTTTTTGGAGCGACGGGCTTGCGCTCAAATGCTGCTGGACATGGCCGACATGGAGGACGAGGGCACGGTTTGCACTGCACTTCGCAATGCAGCCGAGTGTTTGTTCAATCGCGTTCCTGAGCAGCGTCAATGAATGAATTGACTTTGCCGTGGCCTCCGAGCGTGAACACCTATTGGCGCACGTTCCAAGGTCGCATGATCATCAGCGAGAAGGGTCGGCAGTACCGCAAGGATGTTGCCGATCAAGTGCTGATCCACCGCGGCAGCAAAAACTTTGCCGGGAAGATGCGAGTCGAGATTCAGGCATTCCGTCCTGACAACCGACGTCGTGATCTTGACAACCTGCTCAAGGCCATCCTTGATGGGTGTACGCACTCAGGGGTTTGGGTTGACGACAGCAACATCGTTGATCTGAGAATTTATTGGGCTGACACGGTCGGCGGAATGGTGAAATTGAAAGTGAGCGAAGTATGAAAAAAACAATTGCACAGGAGAAAAAAATGACTGAGCCAAGCATGAAGCAAGTTTGGGCAGGCATGGCAATGATGGCTCTGCTGTCTCGTCCCAATTTTGAGGGCACCTATCAAGATGTCGCGATAGATGCGTGGGATATGGCTGAGCGCATGGAGGTGGAACAACAAGAGCGTGACGATTAAAAATTAACAGCGAAGGATTAAAAATGACAGAGCAGTTTGATATGTTTGGCGATGAGTCCGCGTGGCTCAACAAGTTACGCACGAATTGGAGCAAGGCCATTGAAGGTGGCGGCGCTATCTGCCCGTGCTGTGACCGCAACGGCAAGGTGTACAGGGCGCGGCTTCACCAGACTATGGCTCTGGCTTTGCGTTGGATTGCAGTCAACAAAGAGGATGACGACGGCTGGGTCAATGTGCAGAACAAAGGCCCGCGCTGGATGCTTAAAGGAAAAAATTATTGCCTTCTAGAGCATTGGGGCTTGATTGAGTCAAAGTCCAACCGATCAGGCGTCTGGAGGGCTACACCAAAAGCGCTGGAATTTATTGATGGCACGATCACCATGCCGTCAGCCGTGTACATCTACGACAACAGGGTGTGGGGCTTTGACGATGAAGAGACATCGTTCCGCAGTTGTTTTGGAAAATACTTTGATTTTGATGAAATGATGTCTGCACAATTTAAGTGGGCAAATATAAAAAAAGGAGAAGGCAATGTTTGATTCGTTTGGAAATTTCTTTTGGACGTTCATGGCGCTGTCCGGTTTGATGTTCTGGATTTGCGTAGCAATTTTCGTTGGGTTGGTGATCAAGCGCCAGCGGGCCAAGCGGAGGTTCTATGACCTCTGAACATCGCGACCCGCACAAGGCTGTCGACTACATCATCACGAACGCAAAGCATTTTGCGAAAGCCAAGGCAGAGCGCATCTATCTTGAGGAGTACCGCAAGTCCCTCAAGGCCATCTTGATGAAGCGAAGCATGGAGGCGGCGGTCAATGCGCAAGAGCGGGAGGCGTACAGCGACCCAGAGTATTTGCAGTTGCTGCTTGGCCTGCGTGTTGCCGTCGAGGCAGAAGAGAAGCTGCGCTGGGATTTGATCGGTGCGCAGGCCCGCGTGGAAATATGGCGCACTGAGCAGGCCAACTTCCGGGCCGAAGGAAAGATTACGCTGTGAACCACTACCAACTTTCTGTTTTGCATAGCGTTGGTTGGTTTCTTGTTTTGCTTGATGGCTGGGCCATGCACATACATTGGTTGGCGCTCATTGGATTTTGTTTATTGTTTTACACGTTCTTTAAATTTGGAGCAAACGATGGCAAGTGAAAAAAGGAAAAAACTTGTACTGGTCGCAGACATCATCCCGGTGCAAGAATTGTCAGACACGCACACCACGCCATGGGGCAGGGTGTGGACTCGGGGTGCTGACGTAATGGGCACATGGAAGCGCCACGGGTTCGTGCCACCAAGCGAAGTGCGCAATGATTATTTTTTCAAGATTAACCGAGAGGGCGGCGTCCATGATTGAGAGAACACCAGAGGACGAAGAGTTTGACCGCATTGAGCGGGAGATTGCAATCAGAAAGACTTGTCAGGTGTGCCGCCTGCAACCAGCAAACGTGCAGGGCAAGAACAGCAGCGGCGCACCGCAGTGGAGATGCCAGACTTGCCACGACCTGAAGAACCGTGGCGGATTTACTAAGGGGAAGCAATGAGTTACATCGTGGCATCTTTGCCCCCAATGAAATGCTTTGTCAGACGCGAGTTTTTGTATAACTTCATTAAAGGCCACGGCGAATTAGAGCCAGCAATTTGGGTAAGTTTGAAAGCCTTGAGAGGCCAAGTGTTTCGCATTGAATCGCTGTTGCCAAACTACGGGGCGCTGTACGACAAGCTGCCCCTGCACGCTTACGTCTGGAAAGAAGATCACGGCGATTTGCCCATAGACTTCTTGCAGCTTTGGGATTGCATGGGCTATCAATTCACCATCGTGGAAAAGATTGGCCTGCGCAATTTAGGGGTCAAGTTTTTGGGCAAGGACAAGCAATGGCACTTCGGTCGTTACTTGTTTACTGTTGACTTCTGCGCCGACGAGATGACGTTGGACACTGGGTTTACTGAGCAGGCCGAAGAACACAAGTCTTTCAATTGGATTGCTTTGGACAACGGCCAGTTTGCTTGCCAGCCAAACAACCGATGCCTGTGGTACGACCAGTCCTTAATTCCTGCTGAGACCAAGTTCCCTGACTTTCAAGCGGCCAAAGAAATTTGGACGGTCGACGGCACGCGCAAGTGGAGTGCGGGAGGCGATTGGTTTTACGATATTAAGGATAAGAACACATGACTGAAGAAGACGATGACACACAGGTCTACAAGAAGCCGTGGGTGGGTCTGACCGAGTGGGAGCGCGAGGCCATTGCGGTTGAGTGCGGGGCCATGTCTGCCGACTGGCTGTTGTTCATGGAGGCTGTGGAGCGGGCTTTGAAGGAGAAGAACACATGACCCGCTTTGATAAATTTATGGACAACATGAAGAAGCAGGGGTTTGAGGCAATCGGCATTACAGATAGAGATGAATTACTGTTCCGAAGAAAAGTACAGCCATCCATGTTAGTGCAGGAATCAAAGCGCGAATGGGCAGGGCTGACGGAAGAAGAAGTTATAGAAATAAGCCACTTGGCATTGACTCGTGTTCAAGCCGTGCTAATGACAGCAGCCAAACTCAAGGAGAAGAACATATGACCACGCTCAAAGAAAAAAAACACATGAACCGGGTGGCTGAACTGGGGTGTGCGGTGTGCAGGCGGCAGGGGTATGAGGGCACGCCCGCCGAACTACACCACAAAAGGGCTGGAACAGGGGCTGGAAGGCGCTCTAGCCACTACGATGTCATCCCTTTATGTCCTGAGCATCACAGAGGCGCTACGGGCCTCCATGGGCTGGGCACCAAGGGGTTCCCCAAGCACTACGGCTACGACGAGGACGACTTGCTCAAAGAAACGCTGGAATTGCTCGGTGTTGCAAATGAGCAACACTAGGGTTTTCCTTAGAAATTATTTTGAAAAAAGTGTTGACTAGGTTTAATTTGAGGTTAAACTACAATCACTGACAGCAATCAAGCAGTCAGGTAACTAACGAAAGCGAATCATGACAACAATCATCACTACCCCAGCAGCAGTTGACACCCTCAGCGCACTCATGGCTCAGATCGCCGACCTCACAAAGCAAGCCGACGCCATCAAGGACAACATCAAAGACAGCGCATCCGCTGGCGGCGACAAGGTTGTCGAGGGCGACCTCTTCAAGGCCACTTACATCGAGTCCAACCGTTCTGTTGTTGACTACAAGACCCTGTGCGTTGACCTCGGCATCACTGCCGACCAAGTTGCTAAGTACAGCAAGACCACCGCCGTGTTTTCTGTCAAGGTTACAAGCCGTTAAACCCACGGGGCTTCGGCCCCTTTAAAAGCGAAGGAGCATTGAAATGACACAGCAAGAATTTGATCGTTTAGTTGCACTGGACATCCAGCGTTTGGTGGCTAAGGCGCAGGCAGAGTACGAGGCCAAGGTGGCCGCTGAAGGAGAGGCGGAATGAACTACGGCCAACTGCACGCGACCTTCGTCAACAAGGTCAAAGACTACGACTGGTACACCTGCCGTCGCGCACTGTTTGATTGCCACGAGACGCTGGCGCTGCACAGGGACAAGCCAACGGACGACCCGTATTACATCAAACTGTGGGCAGAGATCGATGCCCTCCGTGAACGTCAACTCAAAATCACCAAAGGAGCAGCAGCATGAAGCACGCACAGGCGGACTACATTAACGCAGGGTATCGTTACGAGAAGGCCAGCAGCGCCGACAAAGCGCGGGCCGTGGCCGAAGGCATTCGCAAGATGCTGCAAGCCGAACACATTGATGAACAATCAGACGCACGCTATTTTGTCGAGCGTGGACGTCAAGAAGCCCGTCAGGAGGTAACAGCATGAACACCGACCACATCATTCACAACAGCACCACCCAGCGCATGGAGTGCCAGCACTGCAACTTCACTCAGGCCGTCAAGATGCCTGCGCCCATCGATAGCATCTTGGGCACCTTTGACACCTTCATGGAGGCCCACAAAGACTGTAAGCGCCCCCAAAGCGAGGCGGTGATGTCTGAGTACATCAAGGGCTTCAACAGCGGCTACGACTACGTCCTGCATGAGATCGAGGTCTACATCAAGGGCTACCCTAGCGAGGCATTCGTGCTGGCCGAGTTGCTGGCGCATTTGAAAATGGAAGGCAAACCAGACACTAGGGAAAGTACCTAGAATTATTTTTACCGGAAGTGTTGACATCGTTTAATTTGGTGTTAAACTTCCAATCACTGACCAACAAGGTGTTGATCAGGTAACCAAACGAAAGCGAGATCACCATGTACCGTTACAGCACATCATCAAACCAAGCCTCTTTCCGCTCGAACGCTCCTTTGAGCAATGACGAGATCGCCCGCTACGCCCCAAGCGTGCTGGCAGAAGCCGCCCATGAGTCACGCGGCCAGCGTTACACCTTCATCCCCACCATCAGCGTGATCGATGGCCTGCGTGGTGAGGGCTTCCAACCCTACGAAGTGCGCCAGACCCGCGTGCGCGACCAGTCCAAGCGTGAGCATACAAAGCACCTTGTTCGCCTGCGCCACGAGTCCAGCATCACCAGCGCAGAAGAGGTGCCCGAGATC